GTCTGAACATACGCCGTAAGATAAAACGTAATGTTGGACATACTGCTGACTTTGATAAGAAGTGGTCATGCAAACAACTTAAAGTAAGACTTGAAGCTGGCGAGATTTTAGAAATCTTGGAGGACGAATGATTCAGTTTTTAGGACCAATAGCTAATTTAGCTGGGACATGGCTTGAGGGCAAAGTCGAAGAGAAGAAGGCTGTGACTGGTGCGAAGGTTGCCAAGGCCAAGGCTGAAGCAACGATTATGGAGAAGAAAGCCACCGGAGAGATTGACTGGGATCTCAAAATGGCTGATGCTTCTGCACATAGCTGGAAAGACGAATGGCTTACTATTTTGTTCTCGATCCCGCTTATACTCTCATTCTGTGGTGACTGGGGCAGGGAGATAGTCACGAATGGTTTTGCCGCTCTTGAGTCCATGCCGGATTACTATCAGTATACTTTGGGAACTATTGTGGCAGCTAGTTTTGGAACGAGAGCCGCAACTAAATTTTTTGGGAAGAAGTGATGCAGAAATCCCTAGAGAAAGACAGCGATTACAACCAATACGATATGGATGGCGACGGGGTAGTTACCGACGAGGAGCTTGAACACGCCAAAGCTATCAAGAAGACAGAGACTGAGCTTAGAAAAAATCTGGCGCAGTTGCGTATGGCAAGATACACTTTGATATTCATGGGTTGCTATGCGGTGTTCTTGGCATCTCCATGGTGTTCGGCAGAGAAGCTGAATGGATTAGGCGCTGTCACAGATCTTATTTTCTTGAGTGGCGCAGGTATTGTCGGCGCATATATGGGCACAACAGCATGGATGAGTAAAAAATAATGGCACGACCTAGAGCAGCACAATTTGGAAAAGATATTGGTGTATCGACTAATCAGGCAAAAAAGCTTATAAATGAAGGACGGCGACGCAAAGACGGCGGCTCAAACATACTGGAGGCAACTATGACCGAGGCTAAAACCACCGCTGAAGAAAAGATATTAACTAAAGAACAAAAAGAAGAGCTTAGAAAGACCTCCTCAAAAGAGGAAAGACCAGAGATTGGAACAGCGACCATATTGTCTAAAGAAGACATAATAAAGATGCAGATGGATCCAGAGGGAGTGCAGAGAGCTAACGGTGGATTTCAAGTTCGTGGCATGGGTGCTGCCCTTAACCCAAGAGAAGCAAAAATCCGTTAATGTTTGAAGCCGTTGACAGAGTGATGAAGAACAAGCGGGGCGGGGCCGTCCCGCGTCGCACCCAGATTGCTGGGCAAGATCACATGCTGTCATACATTACACCAACTGAAGCTGAAATATTGATGCAGCTTGGTGGATCTGGTGAGCCGGGTCCGGCGGGTATACCTGCCTTTCCACCCAACGAAAAAGACAGTTTAGGTAATGAAAGACCCGATGGCGGCTTTGAAGGCGGCGGCGGCGGCAGTGCTGACGCAGGTAAAATTGGATCTACGGACGAAGATGATGATCAGGCAGCGGAACAAAATAAAGCTATGGCCGATGCCATGGCTGCTGGCACAGCTACCGGAGAGGGATTTGATTTTGGTGGTACATATGATCCAGATGATGGGCCGTATGGAAGCTATGGCTCTGCTCAAAAAGGCTACAATGATGCTATGGAAATCACGCTTGATAATCCATACGGCAAAATGGGATTTTGGACTAGAACATTTGGAATAGATCCCAGCAAAATCAGCTATGCGGACATAATGAGTGTCGAGACTCGTGCAGGTATAGCCAACAATCAGTTCTCAAAGTTTGCAAATCCAACTAACCAACCTGGTAAGATTGGGTACAATCCAGCGTTTGAAACAGCAAAGCCAGGGTTTTTAAGATCTGGTGTCCAGAAAAAAGGATTCAATACTTATCTTGGACCCGTTCAAGAGTTCGCCGTAAAAAGAAGTCCTATGGATATGCTGGCGATATCAGGCATTGGTGCATTGAACCCAGCATTTGGTATTCTGGCAGAGGCACTTACAGACACCACTTACGGATTAGAGGGACTGGCTCCACCTGATGCAGCACCACTGGGTGAGCCACAGACATTTATGGGTCAAGCCTTCCAAGCTGGGAAGCAAGCAATAGGTGATTTCTATGACGCGGCTAAAGAAGCTATAGGAGGTCTTGCAGACCTCTTGTCTCCAGAGGAAGCGGAGGCTGTTGCAAAAGCTTCACCAGCGGAGCAGGAACAAATAAAGTCAGAACTACAACAGGAACAAATTAATGGAGTTACTATAGGGGCCACTCCCAGTGGTCGAACTACTTTAACGATGCCTGATGGAAGAGTAACCACGATGAATCCAGATGGCACTTTGACCGGATTTAGTTCTGCTTCATCAATACAAGCTAAAACAGCACAAGGAGCACCAACAACATCAGTTCAAGCACAAGCTGCCCAAGATGCTCAGAACTTAGGTTTGGCAAGTCTTGGAACGCCCGACGAGTTAAGCGGAGTTCCTATGTCTGGAACTGTGCCGAGTAGAACTTTAGGATCTCTTGTAGACGCACTCCCAGACGGACCGCCTCTTGATATGCAAAGCATACCAGGCTTTACTCCTGATGCATTGACTGGTAGTCAAATTCCAGGGACTCAATTCTCTAGTGGCTTTGGCAGTGGAGACGGTCCTGATCGTCCCACACAAGAAGAGACAGAGGAAGACGACACTCTTTACTCGTATGATCCAAAGATAACTGGTGGGTTTTATGACTATGGTCAGCCATCTACTTTTGACGATAGAATCCTTATTCCGACAGAGGAGGTTCTAAAAAACCGATTTAACTTAGTTATATAGCAAGGGGAACAAAATGGATTTAGTATCTTTCATAAAAGACTATCAAAAGATATTGATTAACCGTGTAGATGATATTAGTCTTTCGATCACAAGCGGTGGAGTAACAGACTGGGAAGACTACAAAGCAAGAGTTGGTGAAATACAGGGTGTCACCTATGCTCTTGATGAAATGAAGGCCCTGCTAAAGAAAGTGAAGTATATCGATGACACTGATCGTACCTGAATATGTCCTAGCGCAACGGGCCGCAAAGCAAGAAGCCGAAAAAAACGCAAAGAAAAAATCCTTAAAAGATAGAATGCCACAGCCCACAGGGTGGAGGATCCTTGTCATGCCTTACATGGGCAAGGAGAAAACGGACGGTGGTGTCTATGTCCCCGATCAAGTAAGAGAACGAGAGTCACGAGCCACGGTGGTGGCTTATGTGATTAAGCTCGGCCCTCTTGCTTATCAGGACAGGGATAAGTTTGGTGACAATGACCCCTGGTGTAAGGAAGGAGACTGGGTTTGCATTGGCAGATATGCCGGATCCAGATTCAACATCGAGGGCGGAGAGGTTCGTATTATCAATGATGACGAGGTCATCGCAACCATCGTTGATCCTGACGATGTTAAAAACTATGGAGCATAATCATGGCAGAAGCTGCAAAAAAGACTACTGACTTGACTGCTGATCTTGAAGAGGATCAGGGGCAAGAGATAGAGGTAGCAGAGGAAGAGACTCAAGAAGAGCAGGCTGAACAAGAAACAGTCGAAGAGGCTTCTGAAGATGAAGAACAGAAGGACGAAAAAGAGGAAGAGCTTGATCAGTACTCGAAGAATGTTCGTGATCGCATAAGCAAGATTACTCAGAAGTATCGTGACGAAGAAGCTCAAAGAATAGCAGCGGTCGAGTTTGCTCAGAAAGTAAAAGAGCAGAATGATGAGCTTAGACAACGTCTGACAGCACTTGATCAGTCTTACGTTGGTGAGTTTGGCACTCGTATACAATCACAGATTGATGCTGCAAAAGTGTCGTATCAGAAAGCCTATGATGAAGGTGATGCTGATGCGATGTTCGAGGCTCAGAAGAATCTGAGCAGGCTTGCTTTGGAGGAGGCACAAGTAGAGCAGGCTAAAAAAAGGCAGGAACAGCAGGCTGCTGCTCCTAAACAAGAACAGAAGCAACAGCAACCACAGCAGCAGGCAGCACCAAAACCAGACCCAAAAGCAGAAGCCTGGGCGTCAAAGAACGAGTGGTTTGGTCAGGATCAAACAATGACCTACGCTGCTTTTGGTATTCACAGACAACTTATCGAAGATGAAGGGTTTGACCCAGCGTCCGATGAGTATTATAGTGAACTTGATCGTAGAGTCCGTTCAGAGTTTCCACAGAAGTTTGGAGGCTCTAAAGACAAAGGACCCAGAGTCGCCTCTGCTGAGTCCACGGCTTCTAAGTCGTCTACGAAAAAGGGGCGCAGAACAGTCAAGTTGACTCCTTCGCAGATTCAGATAGCGAAGAGGTTAAATGTTCCGCTCGAAGAATATGCAAAGTATGTCAAGGAGTAGTAAAATGACTGGTTCTATTAAGAGAACGCCTCGCGATGCGGAAACTCGCGCAAAGACCCAAAGGCGCAAGCCATGGGCACCTCCATCAAAACTGGAGGCTCCAGAAGCACCCGCAGGGTACAAACATCGTTGGATTCGTACATCCATTCGTGGTGAAGATGACAAGATGAATGTGACTACAAAGATGCGTGAAGGGTGGGAACCCGTTCGTGCAGATGAATATCCAGAACTCGAGGGTAAATTTCCTACCATCGAGGAAGGTGCTCATCAGGGTGTGATAGGAGTCGGCGGTTTGATGTTGGCTAGAATACCTGAAGAAACGGTTGAAGAAAGAACTGAATACTTCCGGGAGCAGACCCGTACACAAATGGATGCCGTGGATCAAAACTTGATGAGGGAACAACATCCCTCAATGCCTATCCATACGGATAGGAAAAGTCGTGTATCATTCGGAGGTAAGTCAAAAGACTGATCTCTATAAATTGATAAGGAGCATGTAATGGCAAACACAAATGTTGCCTTCGGCCTAAAGCCGATTAATATGCTGGGTGGCTCACCTGCTACTCAGGGTACTAATGCATACTTCATTGACAGTGGTGCAAGCGCGATCTTTCAAGGATCAATGGTTAAGGCCGATAACGGTGGTGAAATCGTTATTTGCTCTGCCACCGGAGATACTGAAGCTCCCGTAGGTGTATTTGCTGGCTGTGAGTATGTTTCCTCAGTGACTGGTAAAAAAGTCTTTTCAAACACATGGCCTGGTTCGGGTGCAGACACAAACTTCGATATTATCGGATTTGTGCATGATAACCCACTTCAGCGTTTTATTGTTTGTACAGACGCTACTTTCACAAATCGCGCAACTGCGATTGCTGCTATCTTCGAGAACTCACGGTTCGATAGTGGTGCAAGCGGTAGCACAACCACAGGTATTTCTAGTGCAAAGCTCGATGTTGCGACTCTGGATTCCTCAAATGCCTCTCTTCCTCTGAAGATTGTAGGTATCCATGATGATCCCGAGAACGAAGATTTTGCTAACGCTGGTATTCCTATGATTGTGATGCTTAACAATCACGCTCTGCTTCAGTCTGATTCTGAAGCGGCTATTTCATAAGGGAGATTAGATATGGCTATTTCTCGCGGACAACTCGCCAAAGAACTAGAGCCGGGTCTAAACGCTCTCTTTGGTATGGAATATGATCGTTATGAGGGTCAACATGCGGAGATCTTCGACACCGAGTCATCAGATCGGGCGTTCGAAGAAGAAGTGATGTTGTCAGGATTCGGCGCTGCTCCTGTTAAACAGGAAGGCGCAGGAGTAGCATTTGACGATGCTAACGAATCCTTCACTGCTCGTTACAACCACGAAACAGTGGCTATGGCTTTTTCAATCACTGAAGAGGCTGTAGAGGACAACTTGTATGACCGTCTGGCTTCACGCTATACTCGTGCACTTGCACGTTCTATGGCACACACAAAGCAGGTCAAAGCTGCTGCTATCCTGAACAACGCATTTACTGCTGGCGCATCTGCTGGTGGTGACGGTGTTGCTCTTTGTGATGCATCACACCCATTGACAAATGGGGGCACGTTCAATAACGAGCCAGCAACTGCTGCTGATCTTAATGAGACTTCTCTCGAAGACGCATTGATCAGCATCGCTGGATTTGTTGATGAGCGAGGCTTGATTATTGCTCTTCGTGGTATGAAGCTGATTGTTCCACGTCAACTGCAATTTGTTGCAGAGCGCCTGCTTGTATCGAACCTACGGGTTGGAACAGCAGACAACGACGTGAATGCTCTCAAGTCAATGGGTATGCTTCCTGATGGTTATGTGGTCAACGACTACCTGACTGACACAGATGCATTCTTCCTGAAGACTGACGCTCCGAATGGTTTCAAGCACTTCGAGCGTTTGGCATTGTCAACTGCCATGGATCCAGACTTCGACACTGGCAACATGCGTTACAAGGCTCGTGAGCGTTACAGCTTCGGCTTCTCTGACCCACGTTGTGTGTTTGGTTCACCAGGCGCATAAACTCTAGTTAAGAGCTAGAATGAAGGGGCGGCTATTCAGTCGCCCTTTTTTCTGTTACCGTAAATAATCTCTTACGCATGGAGATACCTCCCTTGACTAGGAGAGGGGCTGTTATAATTGCAGCCTCTCTTTTTTTGGTGTATGCTATATTTATCCTGACAGACCCAGTGGGGGTCTGACACTAGCCAAGACAGGAGATGTAAATGGCTACAACTACTTTTACCGGACCAGTCCGTTCTCAGGGCGGTTTTCAAGTAACGAATAAAGACGGCACTTCTGGCACCGTCACTCAAACAGGTTTCTCTGTAAATGCTACTGGTCAACTCGTTTCAATGGGAACACGCAAGATTCAATCATTTGCGGGTTCTTTGGCTGGAACAAATGCAGCTAGCACGGCATACGCTGATGGCGATGTTCTAGTAGAACTAGGCACATTAAACACAGATGCACCTGATGGTCTTGTAACTCCTACAAAGTTTTTCATACACAGAGCTTTGATAGGAATCACAACAGCGGCGGGTCAAACTTTGGCCGGAAGCTTAAAGTTGAGTGCAACTAGTGGCACAGCTACTAACGCAGCAGTTTCTTCTGGTACAGAAATTGTAGGTGCCGGAGTTACTTCCTTCAACGAGCAGTTGAGTGCAACTCAGTCAATCACTGAGATTGATATCAACTTTAATGATACAGCCGGAAACTATCATATCTTTGTTCCTAACATAACTGCGGCTATCGCAAGCACTCATCTTTATGCTGCTGCCACAACCACTGTAAACGCTGATGTGACTGCTGGAAGATTTACTGTTGAACTAGAATACTCAGTATTCTAAGGAGGCTGTAATGGCAGACGCTGTAACATCACAAACACTTGTTGATAACCCGAAGATGGCAGTCTTAAAGTTTACCAACGTCTCAGATGGTAGCGGCGAGAGTGCTGTTAAGAAGGTTGACGTGTCTGCGTTGTCTGCAAATATAGACGGCAGCACATGTACAAGAGCCACTATTGAAAAAATTTGGTGGCAGTGTAACGGGATGAAAGTGAAGATTTTATTTGATGCCAGTACAGATGATTTCTGTATTGAGCTTGGAGAAAATCAAAGCGGATTCCATGATTACACGCCTTTTGGAGGGCTGACCAATCCTGCAAGTTCTGGTGTAACAGGAGATGTTATGTTCACAACTGTGGGACATTCTTCTGCTGATACATACACGATCATTATGCAGGTTGGAAAGAGCTATTAATAATGGCTCGTAAACGAGCAAAGATGCCCTCGCGCAATAAAAAAAATTTCCGCCCCACTAAATCTGGGGCGGGAATGACTGAGGCTGGAGTAAAGGCATATAGACGTAAAAACCCTGGATCTAAGTTGAAAACTGCCGTTACAGGTAAAGTAAAGCCCGGCAGCAAAGATGCAAAAAGACGTAAGTCATTTTGTGCCAGAAGCGCCGGACAAATGAAAAAGTTTCCAAAAGCTGCTAAGAATCCTAATAGCAGACTTAGACAAGCAAGACGGAGATGGAAATGTTAAATGCTCAGTTTGTGGCAGGAACAGTTTTCGTTGCGTTTGTTAGTGCATGCGTTGCTGGTCTGACTTGGATATCGTCCACTTTAATCGAGGTGGATAAAAACGTAGCAATAATGGCCGTGAAGATTGACGCTAACAATGAAAAGATTGACGAGCTTCATGCCATGATCAGACCAATGTGGGAAGAGTTTACGGGAAGGACATATGATGGGAATCTCGCGAGGTTCGATGAGCAAACAGATATCCAATCCACCACAAAAGAAAAAGTGGAGTTCAAAACGCAAACGCTCCGTAAATTGTAAGCGACCTAGAGGTTTTAGTGAAAGAGCACATTGCGCTAGTAAAAAGAGGAAAAAATAATGGCACTCACTGGGTCGAGAAAAACAAAAATTAAGAAGGTTATCAAGGGATTGAAAAAAGCAAGCAAGCTACATGCCAAGCAAGCTCGAACGCTTAAAGGCATAGTGAACGGTAAAAGGAGAAAATAAAATGCCGAAAGACGCTTGTTATCACAAGGTAAAAGCTCGTTATAGAGTTTTTCCAAGCGCCTATGCCTCGGGCGCTATTGCAAAATGCCGAAAGGTAGGTGCCGCTAACTATGGCACCGGGGGCAAAAAGAAAAAGAAAAAGGGGAAGGCTTCGGGTGGAGTCTTGAACATGAGAAATGGAGGAGCCGCTGTTACTCAGGCAAAGCGGCCATCTAGCAATCCTAATATTGCTAGAGGGTGTGGTGCTGTGCTGAATAACAAGAGAAAAATAACTAAGTACGCGTAGGGAAAGATGGAACCCGTATCAACAGCTTTGGCTGGTATAGCTCTGTTCAAGTCGGCTGTTGATGGTATCAAAAGTGCTATCAGCACAGCACAAGATGTTGGAGATATAGCTGGATATATAGACAATCTGTTTGAGGGTGAGAAACAGGTACAGCAGAAACGTAATAAAAAGTCTGGTGTAGGAGTAGGAGATCAGTTTGGTATAAAGTCAGTAGCGCAAGAGATTATAGATGCGAAGCTGGCTAAAGAACAGATGCAAGAAATTGCCAGTATGGTGGACATGAGATTTGGGCATGGAACCTGGGCATCAATTGTAGCGGAGAGGGCAAAGCGTATACAAGAAGCTAAAGAAGCTGCTGCCGCTGCGAGACGTGAGGCTGCTAAAAGACAAAAGGAACTGGAAGAAAACATAAAAGCTGCTGCTATAATATTTGGAGTCTTGGCCGTTGCGGTGGGTTTATTTGTTTTTCTTATGATTTCTGTAGCAAGGGCGATAGGTTTGTAAATGGCGGTAAGGAAAACAAAAAGTGGGCTGGCGCTCAAAAGATGGTTCAAGGAGAAGTGGACGGACCAGAGAACGGGTAAACCGTGTGGCCGTCGCAAGGGTGAAAAACGGGGTACTCCATATTGCCGCCCCTCCAAACGTATCAGTTCTAAAACTCCCAAAACAGGGAGCGAAATGACAGCCGCTGAAAAGCGTAGTAGAATATCTCAGAAGAAAAGAATTGGTCAGCCAGCAGGCAGGCCAAGGCGTGTAAAAGCAGTAAGAAGGAAGAGGAAAAAGTAATGGCTAAAAAGTTTCCAGATCTTAGCGGTGACGGTAAAGTCACACAAAAGGATATTCTCATGGGCAAAGGCGTAATAAAAGCAAACAAAGGAAAGTCGGTAAATCTTGTTAGTCCACGCAAAGAGATGGCTGGTGCAGTAACACCTCCAACGAGAAAGTTCAGGATAGTTTAGTATGCGTGAACTCATAGAGGAGTGGGTTCACACAGAACTAAGCATAGTAGATCCAGAGATAGGGTACGCACTTTGTCCCTTCGCAAAGAAAGCTTTGAAAGACGATAGATTAAAAGTAGTAGAATGCGAAGGCAGACAGGATCTATGGAAGAAAATAGCAGAAGAGTCTAAAAATTTTAGCGAAGATCATTCTGTAGTAATTTGTCTGGAAGAGGAGCCTACAGCACCGTATGAAGAAGTAGAAGCTGCCTGTGTAGCTATGAACGAGTGGTTTGCTTGTAATAAGTTAGACGTATGGCTTCTTGCCTTTCAGACGGACTTCACAATGGTGTTTATACAGAGATTGTCAGAGCTTGATGATGCGAGTAAGATACTTGAGAAGACCGGGTATTATGATAACTATACCAAGGAAGACTACATTAACTTAATCTTAAACAGAAGAAGGGTTAGAGAAAATGGTAGGAGCTAAGAAAAAAGCCATGAAGCGCATGCGTGGTGGCGGTGCCATGAAAAAGAAGGCCATGAAACTTGGCGGCTCGGCTAAGAAAAAGGCTATGAAACTCGGTGGTTCAGCTAAGAAAAAGGCTATGATGGGCGGTGGCATGGCTAAAAAGAAAGCTATGAAACTCGGCGGTTCAGCTAAGAAAAAGGCTATGATGGGCGGTGGCATGGCTAAAAAGAAAGCTATGAAACTCGGCGGTTCAGCTAAGAAAAAGGCTATGATGGGCGGCGGCATGGCTAAAAAGAGAGTCACAAAGCGTATGCGTGGTGGTGGCGCTATGAAGAAGAGGTAGTAATGGCAACATCAGGATCCAGAGATTTTGACATTGATGTAGCGGAGATCATCGAAGAGGCATACGAAAGATGTGGACTCGAGGTTCGTACTGGCTATGACACAAAGACTGCCAGAAGGTCTTTAAATCTTATGTTTGCTGATTGGGCGAACAGAGGACTGAATCTCTGGACTGTGACACAGGCGACTCAAGCCCTAACTGCTGGTACGGCGACCTATACGTTTACATCTGCTTATACTGACATACTTGAGGTCGTGCTTCGAGATAGCAGCGGCACGGATAGAGATGTGTCTAGAATATCTAGAAGCCAGTATTTAAGCATACCAAACAAAACCACAACTGGAACACCCAGTCAGTATTATTACAGCAGATCAACTGTTCCTACGTTAAACTTGTGGCCTACACCTGATGATTCTACTGATAGTCTTGTCTATTATTATGTAAACAGGATTCAGGATGTAGACGCTTTGGTCAATACGACGGACGCACCCTTCAGATTCCTGCCGTGTATGGTTGCTGGTTTAGCATACTACCTTGCTATGAAGAAGGCACCGGATAGAGTTCAATTGCTAAAGGTTGTGTACGAGGAAGAATTCCAACGTGCGGCGGATGAGGACGAAGATCGAGTGCCTCTGAAGCTACAGCCAAGCATACAATATCTAAGAGTTAACTAATGCCTAGATATGCCTCTGGTAAAAAAGCGTGGGGTTTTTCGGACAGATCCGGGTTTAGGTATCGTTTGTCTGAGATGGTCGTTGAGTGGAACGGCATGAAAGTTGGTCCTGATGAGTTTGAACCTAAACACCCGCAATTGATACAAACTCGTACAGGGTCTGATCCAGAGGCTTTATTCGAGCCAAGACCTAGAAATGATAAGATTCCCACAACAATTAAGATTCCCACGTTCAATTTGGATACATTGGTCTTTGAGGAGATTCCAGCTATTAGAGCTAGAGTGGGAACGGTCACTTTTGGTGGAGATGTTATAACTCCAATTAGTGCCGAGATTACAGGTGTTTCTGGAACTGGTTCAGTAGGCACGGTCACAGCTTCTGGCACAGGCACAAGCATTGCGGCAACTTATACCGTAACGGTGGTTGGAGGCAATCCAGTTAATCATCCGTATTATAATGTAGGGTCTAGCAATAAGTTTGCGATCAATGGATCTACTGCTACATCGGATGTGTTACTGAGCCTATCAGAGGGCAGCACTTATAGATTTGATCAGAGTGATTCTTCTAATTCAGGTCATCCTTTACGTTTTAGCACTACCGCCAATGGAACACATGGAGGCGGGTCTGAGTATACTACTGGAGTAACCACTAACGGAACTCCAGGATCTTCGGGAGCATATACACAAATAACGGTAGCTTCTGGAGCACCAACGCTATATTACTATTGCACTAATCATAGTGGCATGGGCTGGCAGGCGAACACACCATGAGTTATACATACACCCAATTAAAAAACGCAATACAGGACTACACAGATAATAATGAAGCGAGTTTTGTTTCTAATCTCGATAGATTTATAGAAAGTGCTGAAGAACGTATTTTTACCAGCGTTGATCTTGAACTTTTCAGGAAGAACGTAAGTGGAGTTATGACCTCTGGCAATGAGTTCCTGGCAGTTCCAAATGATTATCTTGCTTCTTTCTCTATGTCCATAGAGGTGTCCAGTTCAAAACAATTCTTACAGCAAAAAGATGTTAACTACCTTCAGGAATACACACCGAACGCAGCTACCACAGGTGTGCCCTTATATTATGCAAAATATGATTTTCAAAACTTCATACTAGCTCCAACCCCAAATGATAATTATTCAACAGAATTGCACTATTACCATCGTCCAGCGGGTTTAACGAGCAGCAAGTTTACTCTCACAGTTAATAATGTAACTGGTGTGTTTGTTTCTAATGAAACGATTACAGGTGGCACAAGTGGAGAAAGTACAACAATAAATTCGCTAACTTCGGCGACACAGTTTGTTGTTACTATTCCTACTGGCACGTTTACGGTAGGTGAAACAGTTACAGGCGGAACGAGTGGTGCAACAGGGGTGGTTGTGTCTACCTCTGATGACATCACGACAACATGGATTAGTGAGAACGCTCCAAACGCTATACTATTTGGCAGTCTTATAGAGGCTTACATATACATGAAGGGGGAGCCGGATATCATGAAGCTGTATAGCGAAAGGTTTTTGGAAGCGTTGTCTAGGTTGAAAGACTACGCAGAGGCTCGTGAAAATACAGATGCGTATAGAAGGGGGTTACCAGACAGGGCTAGAACATGAAGATTGCAATAGTGGGTTTAGGGGGCAGCTATTCAGATTACATTTCAGCTAGAGTTGCGTCACAAGAGTTTGACGAGGTCTGGGGGATAAATTGTATAGGCGCTATAATACACGTTGACAGGACATTTATGATGGATCCTGTGACTAGATTTATACACACAGAAAATGCTGGGTCACAGACGGGGGTGGCACGAGAGTTTCTTGCTAAGAATACAGCGCCAATTTACTCTTGTATTCAGCATGCAGACTTTCCTGCAATCGAGCTATACCCTTTAGAAGAGGTGGTTAAGGACACGGGAGTTTGTTACTTTAACAACACGGTGGCTTATGCCATAGCCTATGCGATATGGAAGAAAGCTGAAAAGATTTGTTTGTATGGCATAGACTTCACATACAAAAATGTAAACATGGCAGAGTCAGGCAGAGCTTGTGTAGAGTTTTGGTGTGCCACAGCGATATCTAAAGGTATCAAAATTGAGGTTGCACATCGATCTGGACTCTTAGACACCAACGTCCCTGATAACGAAAAGTTATATGGATATCATAGATTAGAAGACCCCTTGGTTCAGACGGTTAAGGATGGAAGTCTTCTAATAACCAAACAATCCAGTATCGATCCACCTGAACCTGTTGAGAGTGAACCTATTATCTTTGGGAGACATGACCATGTTTGATCTTAATGTTGGATCGGTGGGATCCGTTAGCGTTGTATCATCTGATAACGGTGGACTATCTAACGATCAAATCGCGGACATGTTAGCTACTAAACTAATATACATATCAAACGAGGCACCAGAGCCAATACGACTGCAAGCTGAAGCTTTTCAAGACAGGGTCAGGAATTTGGCACAACATTATATAGAGTTGGCGAGAAAAGAAGAACGTGCTAGTATTTGCGCCAGGGTCCGTGAGGCGGGTCAACATCAACTAGCTGACGCTATAGGGAGACTATAATGGCAATAGCACAAGCAATGTGTACCGCATTCAAACAGGAATTGATGTTGGGTACGCACAATTTTGCAACGAACGGTAACGCTTTTAAGCTTGCTTTGTATGCAGAGAGCAGTGGTGGAAAGTCTAGCACCACGGCTACTTTAGGAGCCACAACCACAGCATTCACCACTACAGGCGAGGTTGCTTCTAGCGGCACATATGCAACAGGCGGTGGCACACTTACCAAAGTTGCTCCAACTACTTCTGGTACAACGGCTCTTACCGATTTTGCTGATCTTAGCTTTACTACGGCAACAATCACCGCAATGGGTGCATTGATCTACAACAGCACAAACAGCAACAAAGCTGTGGCGGTGTTGGATTTTAGTTCCAACAAAACATCTACTTCAGGAACTTTTACTATTCAGTTTCCTACAGCAGATGCGAGTAATGCGATTATACGAATAGCCTGATGAGGTAGCCTATGTCGTTACAAGGATGGGGAAGGGGCACTTGGGGTGAAGGAGCTTGGGGGCAACCAATCCCTGTTTCTCCAACTGGAGTTGCTGGAACCACCGCTTTAGGCTCGATTATAGCGCAGGGCGTACAAGAGGTTGTTGTAACAGGGGTTTCAGCTACGGGTTCGGTTGGAACAGTAACGGCATTAGCGGGAGCGACTTTTGCTGTAACGGGGAATGTTGGTACATCAGCGGTAGGGACTGTAACACCTTTAGGAATTATATCTTTTGCTGCGACAGGAGTATCAGCTACAGCATCAGCAGGCACAGGGACAAGCGCACCTATTCAATCTTTAGGGTTCTCTGTGACAGGAGTATCAGCAAGAGGTTCAGTTGGGGACGAAAGACTTTACAGACCTATCGTTCCTTCACAAACACCTAATTGGACAGAAATAGCAGCGTAAGGACAGAAAAATGGCGAGCACCTATGTAAATGATTTAAGACTTAATGAGCTAGGTACTGGCGATGGTTCTGGTACTTGGGGAAATACAACCAATACAAACCTTGAGCTTATTGGTGAGGCGTTTGGGTTTGGCACAGAGGCCATATCCACCAACGCTAATACTCATACAAGCACAGTGGCTGATGGATCGACTGACCCAGTTAGGTCAATGTATATAAAATACACGGGTGCATTAGACTCTGATTGTACAATTACGATTGCTCCAAACAATATTAGTAGAGTTCACATTATTGAAAATGCCACCACCGACAGTGGTTCAAGCGGTCCTTATAATATCATAATTAGTCAAGGATCTGGCGCAAATGTAACTATACCCAATGGTCAAGTAGCTATGGTTTATCTTGATGGTGCTGGTAGTGGCGCAGCCGTAGTGAATGCCTTGACCAATTTAAATGCAACTCATGGTCAGCTTGCTATTGGTCAGGATGCAGATGCAGATGATCTAACAGGTGACAGCGCAGTAGGTCGTTTGACGTTAGGTGCGGGTGAAGATCTGAACTTGTATCACGGTGGCACCAACTCTTACATCGTCAATGACACAGGTGATTTAATTATAGACACTGCCGGGGACATTCAACTTGATGCTGCTGGCAACGACTTTAAGTTTCTGGCGGGCGGGACAGAAATACTAAACATTACCAACTCCTCAAGCGATGTTGTAATCAAACCTGTTGTGGATGCAAAGGATATTATATTTCAGCAACGAGATGGCACTGCCGTTATGACTGTGGAAGATAATGTATCTCTAGCCATTAACAATGATGTAACTGTTGCAGGAAGAGCGGTAGGCACAGTAACTTCTGTTAGTTTAGGCACAGGATCTAGCCCAGATACGGCTGAGTGCGATATGGCGGTCAGTAATGATTTTTCTATTACTGTGGCAAGTGACGGATGTTTATTGTCTTTTGCTAATGAGACTGCTGGTCAATCAGGCAACATTCATTTGAGCAATGCTAACGGTCAAACCATCACAGTTGGCGCTGAAGTGGCTATAAACGCTACGGCTTTAACTTCAATAGCGACTGCTGGTGTGTATCAGTTATCTTACTACTGTATTGGCACAGGTAATAATGAAGTATTGATTACGGTTTCTGGAGCTTTAACTTAATGAGTTTAGTTAAATCAAATGGTGGTGGACTCGGTGGCTCTGGTTCTCCCGGCGGTGCGTTAGGTTCATTCTATGGTCACACCCTGGATCAGTCTTTGCGATTTGATTACAGTGGGTACTTAACCAGAGACACAGGCGAAGCTGGAAACACAACAGTCTATACAACAAGTTTTTGGGTAAAGCGTTCAGGATTAACATTAAATCAATACATATTTTCTGCTGGGCCGTGGAATAGTGGCAATAATTTTGAAGGCATACGTTTTGTTGACGATGACACTTTAAGAGCCATATTAACTGTTAGCAACTCAACAGTAGCAAATTTTACAACTAACGCTAAATTCAGAGATGTTAGCGCATGGTATCATATAGTTTGGCAACGAAATGGTCAGGCTTATAAATTATATGTAAATGGAGAAGAACAAACGTATTCAACTTCCACATTTAGCTCTAACCCAGATGGATATTTAACCGCAAACACAGAGCAACTTATTAGCGGTAGATTAGATCATGCTCAAGACCTTGATGGATATTTATCAGAGTTTCATTTCGTTGATGGTTCTGCACTTGATCCAACAAGTTTTGGTGAGACTAAAGATGGAGTATGGATTCCGAAAGAATACTCTGGGTCTTATGGAACGACTGGATTTTATTTGCCGATGACGCAAACTAAAGATGCAGGGTTTTCTACACTATTTAGCAGTAGAACCAGCAAGATTGTACATAGTGACTCAAGTTCATATGACATTGGTTCGTCTGATGATTTTACCATAGAGTTATTTTTTAATACTTCTGATGTAGGGGCAAATTATGGAAACTTTACGGGTCACTATAGCGGCCCCTATCATTTAATTGGGTATGATTTTAGAAGTTCTACAAGAAAAATATATTGGTACACAGGAAACGGTGCATCTTTTGAATGGGATGTTAGTGGTGACGTTACACTCGTTGCTAATAAATGGCACCACCTTGTCTTTCAAAGAGATGGCACCACACTTAGAGCTTATATTGATGGAACTCGTTTAACCACTGTGGTGGATGCCGCTGGGAATACCGGTTATTCTGTTTCAAGTGGCAAAGCTACTAATTTCAACAAAGCTTATGATTTAAGTTCAATAACAATTGGTGATCCTCATGGTCAGGGGTTTCAGGGATATATAAGTAATGTTCGATATGTTATTGGAGCTACAGTATATGCTGATGATGATAGTAATATAACAGTTCCTACCGCTACTCTAACAGCAGTTACAGGCACCAAGTTATTAAGTTGTGTGAACGGAACTGTTGGAG